AACCCAAGGTAAATAAACGTTCATTGGTTTAATATCATCAAACCATTCTTGTTCTTCTTTTAATATTTTCTTGATTAAACTTCTCATTAACACCAATCTTTTTCAGATACAACTTCAAAAGGTATGATATCAGGATAAGTTCTAACCTCATTACCTGATTCTATTTTAATTTCTAAGAAATAATCGTTTGGAATAAACCAAGAAGTATCAACTAAGAAGAAGTTACCGTCAGGTGTTCTACTTACCTCCTGCCAATCAATATAATCGATTTGGATGTGTCCACCTTCTTTAATGAATATTCTATAGTAAACTTTATCTAAAGTTGCCGTTTGGTCATATGTGTAAGGAATACGTACTGCAACGTTAACACGTCTTGTATCACCCCTTTTAATTTTTTCTTTTCTCTTAATACCCGTTACATTAAATTCATAATCATAGATAGAAAGATTGTTTGTACTACCAACACCTAAACCGTTAGCTCCAGCCGCGTTAGACGAACCGATATTATAATAACCTTTATCATCTAATACAATAAAGTTAAGTTCAACATCACCTAAGTTTTTAGAACCTATAGTTACATCTTCCCAAACATCACGGAATTGAATGTTACCACAATAACCTGAAACAGGATCGTCATCTACACAAACATTCACACAATAAACACCTGTTGTTACTTGAGTAATTCCTGAAGGTGGTATAGTTTGATATACATAATCATTTTGGTCATAGATTGTAACACCTGAGAAGGTTGCATTTACAGCCTGCCCTCCAGCGTTAACATATAAACAAAGATTATTACATTTATTTAAATAAAATTTGTTACGGTCATCCTTAATCATATCATCCCAAGTGGTTTCAATGAAAGGTTCATAAACAGTATTGGTTTCACGACCAAAGAACCCAACATATTCAGCATCCTCTAAAGGAGCTATTTCCAATGGGTTATGGAAGGCTAAACCTAATCCGTATGTTAAACCCGTATATCCACTGCTTATGAGACCGTTAATGTAGTCTGTAATATCAATACATACATTTTCATTACCGTGGTCGAAGTGTTGTGTGGCAATGATTAAATTAGTTCCTCCACTACATACCGTTGTACCTGTTGTACCACTAGTACCACCACTTGTAGTACCTGAAGCACACCAATTTGTTGGGTCATCGTATATACCTGGGTTTGACCAACAAGTGATTAAATCTTCTCTAACAAACCAATTGGATGGCCCTTCACAATAAGTCTTATCACTATCAGCACAAGAAACTCTTGTGTATGTATAATCGTAACCGTTACCCTCACACCACGCTTCAGGTACTTCGAATAAGATTAAATCAAAACAAGTAGCTCTTTTAACATCACCTAAACAAGAGGCAACAGTTTTACAGAATTGTTCTTGGTCGAAACAAGATGTGTTAGTCATCTTGAGAACATGTCTCATATTACTAACCTCACTAATTTCTTTAGTATTAATTTTTTGGATTATTTCTTCAAAATTTAAATCAAAAATATATCTTGAATATTTTACCTCATCAGGGTTTAATGAACCACCGTGAAATAATTCAACAATAGGATTTCTACCCGTATTAACATACGAATTTCTAACTATTGTATTGTCTTTGGAGAAGTATGTACGTAGTATTCCCATTAAATCTTTTTACTATAAATATCTTCAAATGTTGTTAATATTTATAATTAGAATGGAAGACACTGAAAAAGATATTATTAATATTTATAATTAGAATGGAAGACACTGAAAAAGATATTAAAAAAACTCGACGTGAAACTTACGAACGTAATATTGATTACTACATAGAATATTCAAAAAAGAATAAAGAGAAGAAAAAGGAATATATGCGAATGTGGTATGAAAAAAATAAGGAATCCGTTAAAGAAAAAACGAAAGAATATAGAAACAATAATAAAGAATTAGTCCGTGATATGAATAAAAAATATCACGCCGATAATAAGGATAAATTAAACGAAAATTCTAGGGAATACTATAAGAAAAATAAAAAACAAAAGAATTTATATCAAAAAAATCGTAAAAATGTAGACCCCAATTATAAACTAAAGGCTAATGTTAGAACATTAATCAGTAATATCATTAAAGGTAGAAATAAAGGTAGTAGAACAATAGAAATAATTGGTTGTTCTTTTGATGATTTTAAAAAATATATAGAATCTAAGTTTGAACCTTGGATGACTTGGGATAATTATGGAAAATATAATGGTACCGAAAAGTATGGTTGGGATATCGACCATATAATACCCATCTGTAGTACAATAAACGATGAGGAGGTTTTAAAATTAAACCATTACACAAATTTACAACCCCTCTGTAGTTATACTAACAGAGTACTTAAAAGAGGTAAGATTTAGTTAGTTTTCACACCTTTACTTAGGAACCTACAGTTTTCTATTTCTTTATATTTTGTACCATCAGGAGATTCTTTTTCTACAATATTACCCATATTGTCATTGAACCATTTGATTAAATCATTTTTAGTTTGGTCACCGTCTGGTTCTCTTCTGGAACCTTTATGAATATGACCTTCAACATAGGCTCTCATTTTAGTCATAAATTCCCATATCACATCACCATAGGGAAGTGGATGTAATTTTTCGTTCTCAATTTTTATTTGGGTTAAAATATCATCCCCTTTAATGATGGGTTTAACAAAACCTTTTTTACTAGAACCCTCATGACTGATAAGGTTAAGTTTGTCTGCAACGATATTAACATGTGTTCTATCTTTGTCTAGGTTAAGTTTTTTATTTGTTTCTCTACCAGATGCACTAGAACTATATGTTTGTGGTAAGGTGTGGTTTATTGTAATATAAGCAGGATTTTTTTTATTTAACTTAAAACTACCACCTTGTACGTTATTTTCATTTTCGTTCTGATTACCTATTATCGATTGATAGTCTATTTTACCTGCTCTTAAAATAACCTCATCATAATTTTCTTTATAACGTAAAATAAAGTCAGTGTTTCTTCTACCTGATATACCAATATCTTCTTTATCGGGATAAATCTTCCAATCACCATCAATTGATTCTGGTTCTTGTGTCCAAGCACCGTTATAGTTATCCACTTCTACTTTCCATTTCGATGGAAAGAAAGGTGAATTCATAAAATCAGGTGGTCTTTGTTGTACAATAACAGGACCTATATATTCTCTTCTAATTTTTTTGTTACGATAATCAAAAACAGCTATCTTAACAGTCTCACCAACCTTAGGAATTACATTGATGAACTTAGGCATTAATGGTTGACACCAAGGTAAACCACCTTTAATTGGATCATTTAATTCTGTAGCTTGAGGCACATCATTATCAACACCTTCAATACGAACTCTTATTCTACCAGCGTCATAAGGATCATCAATAGAAACAACAATCCCATAATACCATAAAGGAAACGTTTTTTGGTCGGCTTTTATATTACCCCAACCTAAATCATATCTTTTCTCACTCATTTGTTATTAACACCAAATCTTTCATTTAATTCTTCTTCGATTTCTTTGTAGTTCTTTTCAATAGACATCCAATAATCGTAAAGTTTAATTAAATCAATTCTAACCTTTTCAAATTCGGTTTTAAGTTCCAACTTAATTTTATTTAACTCCGAGTTTGATTTATTTTTAATATTTTCCATTATCTCATAATTGCGTTACCTGCTGCAATACCGACAACTGTTCCTGCCACCTGCACAGGACCACCCGCATTACCACCTGTACCTTGAATTACCGTACCAGGTTTGATAGCGACATCCATTACAGCCTCTGTTGTTATTGCTTTAATAATTTCTTCAACCCTAATTCTTTCCATAATTTCATCTGGAGATATTTCCCCACTAGGTAATGGACCCACGGGTATACCTGCCTCAGCTTGACGTTGTATTATTCTGGCCGCCACCTTTGAAGGACTTAACCCTGGTCTAGCCGTTGAGGCTAAAATCAAAGGTGTAGGCATACTTTGTGACCTTGAAGTTGGTATTTTAAACAGATTTAAAATCGAAGATAAAATAGATTTCGGGTTTTTAAAATCCGTTTGGTTTGGATTAATTTCTTTACATTTTGCCATACTATTATGTAAATTCTGATGTGTTAGGTACTGGTATTGTGGATATTAAACCCTCTGTAAAACCAGTTACGATACTCGCTATAGCTTTTATCCTTAAATCGGCTTGTTCTTTCACAATTTTCAAAGCAATTTCACCCACCAATTTCATAATTTCATCTTTAACTTCTCTAAAAATGATTTCTAATAAAGCCGCTAAAGATTCACGAGTAACAAACTCAAAGAACACTTTTGTTGCTTTCGCATAATCAAAACCATCTGTGACATTAACTGTAATATCATTAACTGTCTTAGATGATATTTGATATAATACAACTATCTTAGGTTCTAATGCAATGTTAGTAAACACCTTTGGTATGTTATTTATCAACTTAGCGTTTATAGATAATTTAGCAACTTTTTTATCCTCTTCAGGGGTGTTATTAGTTAAATTATCGTTTAAAGATTCTATAGATTTTTTAACAACAACATCAACCTTAGATGGGGGTGTGTTTCTAATTTCATCAAATACATTTTTAACTAAATTAGGATCTACCGTAATTTCTTGAATACCACAACCCAAATCTAATTTAGTAATACCTTTATATTTTTGGTTGGCAGAATCTTCCATTTCAAATAACTCATCATTAGTGAAGGTGAAAAAACTATCATCATATTCATACTCCTCTTTACAAGGATCAGTACTATTAATTTTATCTTGAAGGTTATTAACTTTTTCAATTGCTAATAACTTATCTACACTCATGTTTATATTAGGTAGATTAGCACCCATTGAACCTGTTAACCCATTCATTAATTTGGACATCATACCTTCTAAAGATAAAAGTTCCATAGAATTAATGAAATCGAGTAGAAATTCGTCGAATTTTCTACCACTATATGAATTATTGACCTTAATTTTTAAATCTTGGGTTGCTGGGAAGTATGTTAAATCAAGAATATTTTTCCAAGTTGCTGACCCACCTGATTGAACAAGGTTATAAAGAAACCAATTGAAGTCACTAGTGGCATTTTTACCATAAAAAGTAGAACCAATATCACTATTAGGGTCTATTTTTAATAAATCAGTAAAATCTATTTTATTAATATTAACTGTAGTTTCAGGTGTTGGACTTGGTATTGTAAAATCAGCTCCACAAGCTAATCCCGCTTTAATACCTTGAATAAAACCTTCTTTTAATATTCTAACTAATGCTGGGAAAAATTGTACTAAAATATCTATAAGAATCACTGTGGCTTCACATTTAGCTCTATCTTTAGGATTCTTAGAGTTATCTTTACAAGTAACACTTAATAGGTCAATTAAAAACGGTAATAAATTTTTACTTGTTGAATTAACAGAAGCCAATGAGGAAGTTACTCTTCCCTTTGGGAGATTACCCAAAACTTCGAAGAGTGCAACATTATTAACTGATTGTTTCTTATCATCAATAAAACCCATTACTTAACGTTGTATTCTTTTTTATCATCATCTTTATCATCCTTATTGAATATGTCACGTAACATTGCCATATCCTCAGGAGTTAAATTACCATCACCCTTACTACCTTCACCACCAGCACCTGGTTTGAAGATTAATTGACTCATTAATTTAACCAATGTAAGTTTTTTATCAATTGTAGTGTCAACTATTTTAAGTAAATCAGTGTTGGCTTTGTTTAGGTTGGTTAAATCATGCATATCCTCAACATTAACTTTATTTTTATTTTCGTTAATGGTTCTAATACATGTACTTCTTTGTTCAACTAACTCATTATAGGCCTCTTGTGCCATCGATAGGAAACTATCAGTGGTTAGTTGAATCTCTTTTTTCTTAGGTCTTGCCATATGAAATTGTTTTGCCTATAAATATCAAAATGGTGGTTTTTATAAACCACCATCTTTAATAAACTTATATATTGTCTTATATCGTTTCATTGCGTTCCTAATGTCTTTAGTACCTAGGGAAGTCATTTCTCTCATATAATAAAGTATTAAGTTTTTATTATACTTGTTGGTGGCGTCCTTACCTTCAAAAACATTCTCCCAATTTTCTAAGATTGAAATTAATGCATTACCCACCCTAATTTCATTCTCTGTTAGAATTTTACTCTGTAATTCTTCTTTTATTGAGGAACAGATATCATCAATGAGACTTGATAAATCAATATCGTGTTTGTCCATCTCATATGAATATTCCTCATCCTCTTCAAGGTCTGGAGCAACATCTTCATATGAAATAAGTGTTTTTAATTTTTTATCGTCTTTAATAAGTTTACCTAGAAGGTAGTGTTTACAAACAGTACCGTAGTAAGAGTAAGATTTCTTCCCTTTTGATGGTTTAAACTTATGGAATTTTATCATTAAAAATGATAAAGTATCAGAATGTAGGTCTTCGAAGGACATACTCTTGGAGTAGAGTTTATACCTTCGAATAATACTTTCTATCATTTTATCTAATGGGGCTTGTAGATGTAAACGATAAATTTCATTTCTTCGAAATTCATCTTTTGTAGTGCCAGTCCATCTAAAACCTTCTAATGCATTAGGATCTTCAACTAAGCCACCTAAAGAAAGAAATTCTTTAACAGCCGTTTCCTCCACATGTCCAAAGTAAGGATCTTTCGATGGTTTTCTTCCCCTCTTCTTTTCTTCTGTAGACATTATTGGATTGTAGCATTTTCTCTATCAAATTTTATTCCCCTATCTTGTTTAAAATAACACTCTTTTCTTGCTGTATTGAACCAAAATCTAGCTTCAATAACATCGATTTTCTCACTTTCAACATTGTAGTAGTTAAAGAATAGAGAGTCTGGTCTCATATTTGTTTTCTTGTAACCCAATTTAGGGATTGTCATCATTTTTTTATCATAATATGACATTCTTAATAAGAATTCATAAACAAAATGAAGTCTGATACTTGACTTTAAACCACCTACCGCTTTGAAAGCACTAACTTTAATTACTGCTCCTGATAGTTGGAAATTGGGGAAATTTAATAAAGCGTCATTATCTAAGAATCCCATTTTATCGGAAAATTCTTTTGCCCATACAGGTTCGTTTGTGAAATGTAAGAATCTACCTTCAACACTTACGTCTAAAACAATCGGTAAAAACACATCAACATCTTCGTAAGCGGTGATATATTTTGCTACATTGTCGAACCAAATTTTAGAATACTCATCATCAATTTCGAGGATACTGAAATATTCAGTCTTAGTGTTTTCAACACCAAAGTTAACTTGTGAAGCGAAATCAGTATTACCTTCATTCTCTACAATACGATAGTTAACGTCCTTTAAAATTTCTTTATTTAATTCTAAACCTTTAGGAATTACAATTAATAATTCTTCAGGTTTTACTTTTTGTTGTTCAATACTCTTAATCGCTTTTTCAAAATAAGAATTAAGATTTTCATCCATCTTATGGATTGGTAATATTACTGTTGTTTTTGTCATATCAATTAGTTTTGTGTTTCTACATTATTTTCAACTTCAACTGGTAGAGACGATTTTAATTCGTTAATTCTATCATTGATTATTTTTTCATACACTTCTTTGATTTTAACCTTTTGTTGTTCAACAGTATATGAATCATTCATTTTTGACATTTCTTCATATAATTCTTTCGGTTCACCATCTTCTAACCATGCTTGGAAATAGTTAGCTGCTAAATCAGATATAACTAAATTATCATGTGTCCATAAACCATTCTTATCTGTCATCCATTCTGGAACCATATTAGGAACTTTACCCAATACAGGAACACCACATTTCATAGCCTCAACAGGGAATGTACCAAAAGATGAAACTTCATCAACCCAAATAGCTAAACATGATTCAGCTAAAGATTTAGCGAAAGTTTCTCTTGGTAACCCTCTCATATCACGGAATGATACCCACTTAAGGTGAGGATATTTTACATAAAATGCTTTATAGATTTTAACCAAATCTCTTTGGTCACGAGTTGAAATCGCGATGATTGGTTTTTTAGGTTTGTCTGAAGCTTTAAAATAGGAAGGAATACTAACAGGAACTACTTCAGCTTGAACTCTCTTGGAGAATAAGTTTTCTACGTATTCTTTTTGTCTTTCGGATGTTGTGATAACAGTATTAATACCGTAGTCAGCCCAATTTTTACCTGGCATCAACATTTCGAAAATATAATCATATGACTGAGCGAACACAATTCTTTTACTAGGTAATTTGGAAGTCTGTTCCATTACGTTAGCAAAAATTTCAGGAATCACAATAAAATCCTGAGTGTTAACTTTTAATTGTTGTTTATCGATTGATACATGAGGTATCTCAGCGTATTCCTCACCCAATGAAGTACCTACAGGTGTGTAGTCACTTTTTTCGTGTAACATTTGGGCATCATACCCTAATTCACGTAATAATTTAGCGTGTTCATAAATGTTAGCTAAACTAGCTACAGGATTACCTTTGGTATCCATTACGAAGAAATAAATTTTGAATTCCTTCTTTTCAAGATTGCTTACAGCATCTTTGATGAGATTTTTTAAATTATCTTCCATCTTCTTTGATTATTTGGTATTTTAATAGAGTGTTAAATGATATTTTGAAAGGAATAGAAAGTTGTTTGCTCAATTGCCCATATCCCATGGCCTCATCTACAGGACCTTGTTCACTAAGAACAGATTCTATCATAACTTTTGTGGTTTCCCACTTAGTTACGTCAATGATTTGGGTGTAAAGTTCATGAGGTACTTCTTCCGTTTCTTCATCATTTTCATTATTTTTATTTTCTAATTCTTTTTTTGCCTCACCTAAAATGTCATCAACACTTTCAGATTTTTCAATACGTATAAACTGACTTAATGCATCTAAGTCGAAATAATACTTACTTCCAGCAACGTCAAAAAGTTCTGAGGAATCATCCCCACTGTTTCTTAGTCTATTCATGAGATATATTTAAACATGAAATGTTATAAGTAAACCTTTTAGTTAAACAAGTCTAAACCTTCAAGTTCTTTTATAGTATTAATACTATAATCAGAAGGTATGTGTTGATTAAACGGTTTCTCGATTTTAATAGTAATCTTACCCTCAGGTTTTGATTGTAAAATTTCAGGATGGTCTGTAATCATACAGTCTACGTCTTTCCAACAATCAACAGTTGAGGTTGTAAACTTAAGATTAGGTATCATACAACCAGTTTTTGAGAGAAAGAAAAGTGTTGCTGAAACACCTCTACCGGCTTCACGACTTGTGATAACAAATTCATGTTTACCTGTACTGAATAAAGCTACATCATTTAAAGTTTGTACTGCCCCATCGATAACTTCATCAGCATAACCGAATATTTCTAAACAACATTTATCGTAAATGAAATCTTCTACAGTTATACCGTCATCTTTAACTTCTTGTAACTCAAAAGTTGCATCAGTTTTTATAAATTCTTTCTCATCGAAATTTGGGTTGAATTCGATTTCTTGACGTACAATTTCTTCTTCTGGAAATTTAACCCACTCTTCTAAATTGTAATCTCTTACAACAATCTCTTCACCGTCTTCTGGGTTAAAGTATTTTGTGTGTGTTTTTTCTATTTGTCCAAAAAAATCTCTTAATACACCATTAATGGAAACACCTATTTTCATTAGTCTTTTAAAATTTGTTTTTTTGTTATTTTCTCTTCTTCTAATTGGTCGAAGATTTCTTCAATCACTTTGATAATTGGATTTCTAACAATATCTTCCTCATTTCTAAGTTCTACTGTACCAAACCTTTTTTTATCTTTAAACCTATCGATAACTACCTCCAAAGAACTTTCTTTCTTGTTACGTATATCTTTTTGTTTAACATCACCTAGGATTATAATTTTTGAATTATCACCAATACGTGTCATCAAAGTTCTCATATTATCTAAACTAATATTTTGTGCCTCATCTATAATAATAATAGACTTGTCAATACTTCTACCACGTACATAAGCGATTGGTTTAATTTGAATAAAACCTAAATCTCTTAATTTATTGGTGTTTGCTTCACCGATGATTTTATTGAAGTTGTCTAAGAATGAATCCATAAAAGGTTCCATCTTTTCTTCCATAGTTCCTTTTAGGAAACCAATTTCTTCATCCTTAAGGGTAGTAACTGATTTAACTAAAATTATTTTCTGAAAACTATTTTGTGGGTTTTTGATTAATTTCAACGCTTCAGCACAAGCCAAGAAAGTTTTACCTGTTCCAGGGTAACCAGATGCTATTGTAATTTCATTTTCTTTGATAGCTGTAACCAATTTTTTTTGGTTTTCAGTTTTAGGTTTAACCTCAATTCTTATGTGGTTAAATATCTTATCTTCTTCAGGATGTCTCCTGTGAACAAATTCCTCAACATCGTTGAGGTCGTCCTTAGTTAAGTTCTTTTTTCGGCTGCCCATTTGTTGAATAAAGTTTTTCTGAGAATTCTCTCATTTCTATTATTTGTTGTTTTAGTGATGGGATTTTAAATATTTTATAAAAATCATCCACAGATGATAAAGTCCTATCACATTTATCTGGAGTTTCTTTCGGATTTACAGTGATATTCAAATTGTAAACATCACTAATTGTCGATACCAACTCAAGTTTATTTAACGAATTAGAGAAAACGTGTTTCACACCTTTCCAATAAAGTCGATTATCTATAATTTCTTTACAAACTTTAGCTAACTGTAAACAAGTAACCCCATTCCAGTGGTGATTAGTAAAACCAAATACTGATTTATCTTTATTTGATTTAACCCACTCAACTAAAGACCTACCCTGGCCAACTTCTTCACCGATAATTGATGTTCTTACAACAGTACAATTATTTGGTTCACCTAAAGATTTAGACCTACCGTATACATCACTAATATCGTGAGTATCAACTTCTGTGTATTGTCCACGATTTCCTGTGAACACACAATCCGTTGTTGGATGAATCATTTTAACTCCCACATTTTCACAAACATTAGCTAAAATTCTAGGGAAAACAGAGTTAACTTGTATTGCGTTTAAATCACCTAAAGAATCAACCATAGGTTTAATTGTTCCAATACAGTTTATAACGACATCACCTTCTTTTAAACCTAAGTGATATAATTTAGCTTGTAATTCTTCTTGACGAACATTCGCTGCGTCAATTTCATTTCTTGTTACGTCAACAACGTTGAAGTAACTACTTAGGTAGGTACTCATATATCTACCTAACATTCCTTTTGAACCTAAAACAAATACTTTCATATTATCTAAAATCTTCCTCCCAAATATTCCATTTATTATGTTCTTCTCTGATATCATCACCCAAACTTTCTTCTAAAGTTGAGGTTGAGAAGAATATTATTTTTGTATTTTCTTCTAATGATTTGAAACCATTATAATTTCCTGGTGGAATCCACAATATCTTTGGGGATTTATCACTTAACACAAATTTTGAAATTTCTTCAGTTTCCATGTTAACGATACCTACTAAGGCTGACCCACTAGTAACGTATACATATTTACCTTCTTTTTTATGACCATGCCAGGCTCTAATAAAACCTCTTCTGTGGTTCTCCACTTGATAAAATCTTTTAACCCCTTCGAAGTTAAAGTCATTCACAAATCTCACAGAACCTCTGTCATCTACAACAACACCACCGTTTAAAACTTTTGTACTCATTAAAATAATTCGTTTTTTAATTTTTTATCTTTTAAGAAAGCTCCGTTATGGTATACTTTATCTTCAGGGTTTTGTACACGTCCTTCTTTAAACATTTTCATCATCCTAGAAACTTCTTCTTCTACCGTTACTTTAGCTTTATACTTAAAAGTATTCAAAGATTTGGCATTATCAACCCTATAGTTCCTTGCATCTTGAAAAGAAATTTCAGTATAGTTAATTTTAGTTCCTGGGATTAAACCAGCAACTCTTTCACCTAACTCACGAATTACTACATTCTCTTTTGAGAGTACGTAAATACCTTCATATTCTTCTTTACAAGCCTCTGTTACATATTCAGCAATATCTCTAACAGCGATAATAGGTCTCCACTGTTCACCGCCGTTTATTGTAATCTCACCGTCAGCGATAGCTTTCATTGTTAAAACATTAACAACTAAATCCATCCTTAAACGTGAATATGTGTCACCTAAACCAAATACGGTACCTAATCTAAAAATAGTACCACCTAGTTTTAACACATGTTTTTCTGCTTGTAATTTAGTTGACGCGTATGAAGAAAGTGGATTTGTAGAACTTTCCTCGTTTAATAAACCATCTTGTGCTCCATAAACAGAACATGTTGACATAAACACCAAGTGTTTACTTGGGCTAACTACCTCACAAAAGTTTTTAATTGCTTTATAATTAATTTCTTCAGTAAGTTTATGGTCAACACTACAAGCTGGGTCACCAACTAAAGCTGCCATCAATACGATTACGTCGAAATCTTTCGATACTTCGTATAATTTTTCAGTATCTCTAATATCACCATATATGAAAGGGATGTCTTTAAGATATCTGTTTTCATATAATAAGTTATCATATACTGTAACTTCAAAACCTTCTCTAATCAGGGTATCACAGGTGAGTCCACCGATATAACCAGCACCACCTACTACTAAAACTTTTTTCATTATTTCCATTTATTTAATCTTCTATCGTTTTTTCTGTTTACGATAGTTATTCCAGCTGAATCAAACGGTAATGTAATTACATTTAATTCATCTTTATATTCGTTATTTATGATATCAATAATATCTGCAGCATCACCACAGAAATCACCATTTTTATTGTATAAACTTTTAACTGCTGGGTCTGTATCATGCATTAAAATAATACCGAATTCAGATAAACAGTTTAAACTATTCTTAAAATCTCTTAATACGTTTTCAATTCTGTGTGAAGCGTCAATAAAAATAACATCAAATGTGTCTTTATTTTCTTTGAAGAAGTCATCTGTAGATTTTTGATGGAAAACACCAACTCTACTTCTTCTCCTATCTGACATGTCAACACCAACACAATAAGGTACAACTTCAGCAACTACAGAAAAAGTTTTATTTTCATCAACACCCAATTCTAGGTATTTTTGACAGTTAGTTATTTTACACATTTCTTTAATAAAATGACCGTGATTTAATGTTGTGAAATCAATTCCGTTTGTAACGGGATTAACTCCTAGATAAGCAAATTTGTACATTATGAACTCATTTCTCCTTCCTTGAAGTGGTACACTAAAGAATCTAAAGCTGTTTTAAATTCAATACCATTTTCTTTTAATTTTCTTATGAAATTTTGGTCTCCATATTCTTTTATATGACCAAAATTTACACCGTTATGTAGATTACCTTCTGGGTATAAACCAACCTTAACTGCGTTAGATTTATGTAGTAAAATTGGCATGTAAGCACCACCTGGTTCTAACCCATCCATTTTATTAGATTTAGTAAATTGTATAAAACCTTCTTCGTTATAATTGTTTGGGTGATATCCGTAATTACCGATTAAAGCTCGAGAGCCAGTAACATCATTTATGAATGGAGGAAATTTACCTCCAATACGTTCAACCAATTTAGAACCGATAACACTATTGTCATCTATTTTTGAAATTAAATTTGTCAACCAACCAGGGGAAAATCCCATATCACTATTAACTAAACAAATTAATTCAGTTTCAGATTTTAAAATAGCCTCATTCCAAGCTTTATAAACACCATGTAAGTAGTTAGGCCAACCAATACCCATTTCAAAAAGTTCTTGATCACTTTTTTTAGGGTTTTTATGGTCATAAAACTTATAACCTTTAGTTTTTAGATGGTTTAAAACCTCTTCCGTTGCGTCATTAGCAATGAAAAAGAAATCAGCACTACCGTCTTTTAATTCTTCAGTGTGTCGATGTAGTTGGTCATAAATAAAATCCGCATAAAGTGGGGACTTATAAATTAAACTAACAATTGTTACTTTTTTCATATAATGATACCCCTATCCGTTAAGTATTTAGTCCAAGTCTTCTTAACATCGTGTCTACTCCAACCCAATCTAAAGATATCAGCTCTAGGGTCGTTAGATGGTACAAAGTCTTTTTCCATATTATTTAAAATTATTGGTTTCAAACCACAGGCCATAGCCTCCCATTCAATCATATAAAATGGTTGTAACATACCACAACACAATACATAATCAGATGCTGCCATTAATTCTGCCATCACATTTTGTTTAATAAAGGTATAATTAGAATGACCTTCTAAGTGTGATGCCTCACCTGGTGTTTTCCAAACACAGATATAGTGATAATTCTCATTACTCTTTTTAAATTCTAATAAATTTTGGAAACCTTTCATTGGGTGATTCGTACCTCCCCAAAATATAATCTCCTTATCTAGAGGTAAATTATATTTTTGTCTTAGGGCTGTTTTATCTTCAGCTGGTTTAAATAAATCTGTATCAACACCGATTGGTATAATATCAATATTACCACAATGTTGATAATACGGAATGCTTAAATGACTGGCAACAACTCTATAATCAGATTGTTGGGCAGTCAAATAAGTGGTATTAATTTTACCATCCCATTGATTAGAATTTAATTTGATTTTCATTTCTGGCAACAACTCCCAACAAAGTGCGATTGTTGTAACGTTTTTATTAGGGTTGGGTCCTAACGTTGAATATCTTAGAACACCATCACTTTTATTACCACCCATTGGGTAACCATAATTAGAGGTTGGGAATTCTCTTTTGAACCACGTCCAAAAAGTATCTTCACCTAAACCACTAATAACTTCTGCAGATAAATAAACCATTTTTTTATTTTTTAAGTTAAATTATAATACCAATTAAGTAAACTTTAAATTGGCTTTCCATGTGGTTTCCCTCATGGTTTGATTTAATAAATTTCTATTTCTTTCTATTAATTTTACAGCATCTACGTTTTGATAGTTATTAGAACTGTAGTGCCATTGATGTACTACGAATGGACTATTTATGATTTCAATCCTAAGTCCCATTCTACTAATCCTAACTAATATTTCATTATCATCGTAGGCAATACCTTCAGCATACCTTTCATCAAAACCACCCAACTCGATTAAATTTTTTCTATGTATGGCAGAAGCGAAATGATATCTAACAGGTCTGTAAACACTATGATTATACCAACCATCATCACCGTCATGTCTTATAGACCTAGGTTGTGGTTGGATTAGACCTAATAAACCCTCTAAACTTAAATCTTTAATTTTGTATGTAGTATCTTGGTTTATCGAATAACAGGCAAAAGAATAATATTCATTTTCCCTCATTTCGGAAACTTTTTTCAATATATCTCCCACATGTAAACACTCTGGGTTTTGTATGATAACGATTTCGTTTTTGGCCTCTCTAAATCCGATGTTAAACGGAACACAAGGGTTTATATACCATTTACCTTTCTTTTCTAATCTAATAATTTTTAAAAAAGGGAATTCAGGAATTAAATCCTCCAATCTATGTTCGTCATCACTACAATCATCAACAACAATAACCTCAATATCTTTATTTTCAGAATTTTGTATTGTCTTTAAAGTTCTATAAAATAAATCTTTTCGGTTATGGTAGGCAGTAACTATAGATACTGATTTCATATTTTTTCTTTTAAAATTTCAATTATCTTATCAGCTGTCTTACCATCACCCAACCATTTAATATCTCTTTTTTCACAATTTATTAACAACCAACTTTCAGAATATGCCCAACTTAAGTGATTTTTCTCGTTAACATTAATCATAAAAGAACAATTACTTTCAACAGATTCAGGTCTTTCTGTATAATCTCTTGGAACTATTACGGGGGTGTCTAAGATTGCTGGTTCTTCCTGTGCAGTACCAGAATCAGATATAATGAATTTAGAGTGATACACTTGATACAGATAGGCTTTAAAAGGTAATAAACTAACATCTGTAATGTGTGGGTATTTTGACATATCAATACCAAACTCTTTTATATAATCTAAAGTTCTTTTGAAGCCCAACATAAAAACTGGCATTTTATATTTTTGCCCCATGTCGTTAGCATATTCCAAAATATTCTCCAATCTATTTTTATATTTGAAATTTTCAGGTCTATGAATATCTAAAACAATTCTATCACGTAGTTTTGGTTCCATAGGTCTGTATTTTTTGGCAACCTCAACAATTGTGTTACCGACAACAAAAACTGAATCAGGATTAATGTTTTCTTTTACAGCTTTTTCCTTGTAATTGTCATGGTATACAAATAAAAAATCACTACAGTGGTCACAAACAATTCGATTAATCTCTTCTAACATTCTTTTATCGTATGAACGCATTCCTGCCTCAATGTGACCAATTTTATAACCCTCCTTTTTAAGAGGTACGGCAGAGGTTACCGAATTTGAGTCTCCTAAGAATAAGATAATGTCGGGGTTTAAATTTTCTTTACGAATTAATTCGATCAACTTTACCGATAAATCGGCACTTTGATGGAAGTGTTCTTTACCAGGACCCCCAATCTCCAAATTATAGTCAGGTTTACGGATTTCTAATTCATCGAAAAATACGTCCGATAATAACTTATCAAAATGTTGTCCTGTATGGATTAATATATGGTTAAAATTTTCATCTAATTTTTTGAAAATTTCAGACATTCTGATAAAATCAGGTCTAATACCTGTTACGGTTAAAACTGTTTTCATATAAATAAATTTTCTACTTTTTTTACTGTTAATAATTTACTAGGAAGACCACCCCATAAAACTTTCTCAGGGAATTTCCAATTATTATAATGATTTGTAATTCTATCAATATCCCCGTTAAAATTCACTGAGGCCGAACTGTTAGATAGTTTAGTTCTTATATTATCTCTAATATAAGAACCGTGATGCATTTGTATTTCCTCCCTTTTAAGTATTAAAGGTGTACTAGTTGGTGACATTCTTCTTGTTGGGTCAACTAATACTGGAGCTGATGCCCCTAGAACATAAGATGAATCGGGTTTAATTTTAAAAATTAAGGATACATAATATTCTTCAGGTGGATTTAGAGAATATTCCCAAGACTTGTAGTAAGTCTGCATTTGACAATAGGTTGCATCATAATCAATTTTACGATACATCCCGTCTATAATTCTGTTTTTTAAATACTCAAACTCCGATGGAATATAGTATTCATCGGAGTCCATTGACATGTGGTGAGTACATCCAGCTCCTTGGGATAGAGCTAGACCAATATTTCTTTTTTGAATTTCATTGGAATGTCCACCTTTATTAACTTTTGGGACATATTCGAAGAGTTCGTCTACTAACCCTTCTGATTTTAATCTTTCTAAGAGTGGAACCAATCCTGGATTGCAGGGGTTACCAAAGTTAGATGTTGTCTGATAGACTACACTCACATAGTCTACTAATTTTCTGATTTGTTTGATTGATCCTTCTAATAATTCCTCCCCATCGAACACATTATAACTGGCCCCAAGTTTAAATTTATTTTTTGTACTCCCATTTAAATCCATACGCTTTATTTCTATTTCCTAAACAAACATTTGTTATATAACTTACACTAAAACCTTCAGATTTTAATTCCATCTTTAACCATTCTTTTATGAAATTACCGTTTAAATCTTTTTGTATTATTTTATGTTTAGTTAATTTTTCACTTATCCTTTTTTTCATCTCTTCAGAGATTATGTTATTACCTTTTTTTTTGGTACTATAACCTGTTTTACCTTTGTTCCAAGGTATTCTACCTTTTCTGGCTTGACTTAATTTTTTTTTATGTTCTTCCGATTGTTTTACACCTTTCTTTGATTTACTTATTTTTTCGCCTATTTCTTTAATTTTTTTATTTCTTTTTTCTTGTATTTTTTCAACAACCTCTTTTGGTAGTTTAACCCCATACCTATTATTTAACGGTCCTATTTTTAAATCTGATAAAACTTTTTTAAATTCTTCGTTATGTGGTATCCCTTTATTCCAAGGAATTACACCTTTTCCCCAACCATCACCACCTTCTGTCATATTTTTAAGTTCAAAACCCCAACTTCTGTATAAAGAGATATAGTGTTTTTCCCAAAAACCCCATTCATTATTTAAAACCTCATCTATTTCTATAATTTCTGGTTTTAAATTTTTATTATGTAATGATTTAATCCACGCTTCTTTTTTAGTTAAACCACTTTTTTCTTTTAAAGAATTTTTTATATGATTTTTTAATCTATAGGTTAAATCACTAGTTTTTCCTATATACTTAATTAATCCATCTATCGGATCTATTAGACCGTAAATTTTAGTTTTTTCCATATAAAATAAATATTATATGAAACACCTAATTTCAGTTATTTTTAAAAATTAATTTTATACGAAATTCCTAAACGCATTTTGTACATCAGTTGTTGTTAACTGCTTACTTCTTTCCATTAAAGTTTCAAAATCTCTTGCTTTAATGTTATTGAAGTAGTTATATGTTTTTTTATTCTTAAGAATAAATGGGATTAGACGTTTTGTGTAGTCTTCACCCTCACGTTTAAGTTTTTCTTCGTCTTTATTTCTTGTTTGACTTTCATAGTGATAACAAACTGCATTACCAAGGAATATGTTTTCTTTACCTCGATTAATACATTCAATGTTTAATTCAACATCTTCAAAACATTCACGATATGAAGTATTAAAACCGCCAATATCATCGAATAATTTTTTACTAATCATCATGAAAGCAGCTGTATTACCAAACACATTTCTCATCATCGAACTGTGGTAAGTATGGTAAGAACGTAAACCGTGGTGCGTTATACCAATACCCATGTCTTGTCTTACGAACATCATAATACCAGAATGTTGGATTGTGTTGTCCCCGTAATGTAAACGAGCACCGATAGTACCAACAGTTTTCTTATTTTTAAGGTAGGTATCTACCATTAAATCAATAGCATTGTTAATTACCTTAATATCGTTATTACAGAATAACAATAACTCAGTATCTTTTTCAACATGATTTTCAACCACATCGTTATTAATTACAGCGAAGTTATAAAAATCATATTCAACAACTTTTACAAAATGAGCATGATTGGATCTAAATTGTAATCCACTAACATAACTCTTTAACTCTTCTAATTCTTCAGGTGTAGATCCAGTATCAGCTATAATAGTTCTCATAGCGTGACCTAAATAACCACCTTGTCCGTATAGAGATTCAACACATTGTTTAACCAACTCAATATTACCTTTGGTTGGGATGATTATAGAAACTTTAGGATATTCCTTTAAAGGTTTATGTTTAACCTCATATCTAATTTCAGGTTTTATGTTGTGGGGTAATTTTTCTTTATACTTTTCAACGAATTGTTCACGATTTTTTTCCCACTCGTCATTAGTCTTACCGATAGACTTATGAGTGATTTTAAAATCAAACATTACACCTACTTTAACACCGTTAATATGGTTATTGAATGTGAAATCTATATCATAGAAGTGGAACCCTTTAAAAGATTCATCAAATCTTTCTTTAATTCTTTCTTTATGTACAACAAAAAATAAACCATCTAAAATGACGGTTTCTATGATTTCATCTGAAAAATTATTGGAATATCTATTCTCCCAAGTCTTACCTTCATGAGAATGTGAAACAATACCAACCATTTTGGTTGAATCTTGCCACCAACGACCTATTTCAGGCATGTCAGTAGTACCAGCCTTACCTAAAATACCATAATCGGTATTCTTGAAGTGTTTTAAAACCTTTTTACCCCAACCTTCACCTAAGATGATATCGTCGTGACAAAAAACAACTATGTTATTTTTACTTCTATCTAACCCTTGATTGTAACATTCAGTTAGAGAGAATTCACCGTTATTTACGATTTCAATTATCTCGAAATCTTTAACCCCTATTGTTTTATTAACGTGATTCTGAAATTCCTTGTTCGGGGTCCTGGTTGAATAAACGACTGTTATCATCCTTTAATTTTTTTAATTCTTCTATTTTTTCTCTTATCCACATCAAACACCAACCATCATGGTATCCACCCATGGCTAGTTCAACTTTTAACCTGTTAAGTTCCTTTTCTATCTTTTCGTCTATCATCATACGAATCATAGAGTTTCATGAGTTTGTAAAGAACCAATCTTTTCGATTAGTTTATTAATGTCCTTGTCTCTAAAAACAACGACATCTTGGTTTAAACCACCCATATATAAAGTGGCCTCACTTCTTAAAAAGGCATTCCACTCTTCTGTGTAAATGTTGAAGTGGAATAGGTAATCATATAAATTTTCCATTTTTTTATTATTTGTAAAATTAAACTTCATTTAAAATCATTTATTTACCGTAATTATATTTATCGGTTCTTCACATAGAATCGATAAATGACAAGCTGTTTTAATTGCGTCACTAACGGAAGAACCTAGATATAAGGCCGCTAAGGCGAAATCCATACCAGCTCCGATTGCTGCATAATCTTTAATTTCTTTAACATAAAATCCTTCAACTAAGAAAGCCTTACGTTCGAATATGATTATATAACTGTTTGATAATTCGTTGTTTTCTGTTTTTTCTTTATTCCATTGGAAAAAATCAAACATATATTCAGTTATTGCTTCAACACTAGATTCTCTAGGTTTTCTAGTTTTAGAAAAGATTTGAAATAACGCACCTTCTTGTGCATCACCTACATCACCTACAGTCATCCATTCATTTTGGAATAACTTGGCTAATTTATCTTTTTCTTGGGTATACCCCGAAACTAATATACTATCAGCTCCGATAGTAATCTTATCTTTTTCTACTCTAACAGCTACTACTGACATTATTTTTTAGGTTTATAAAATGTATAACTAGCAGTTAATTCTTCTCCTGCTTTAATTTCTCTAATAGTTTCTAAGAAGATGAAATCACCTTCATAGACTACTTTACAATTAGGTTTTTCCGAGTGGTTAAAAAATCCACCTAACGGAGTTCTTGAATAACCATCGGGAAACCTAAAATCTCTAACATGTGTAACTCCAATTCTAAAATTAGGGTCTATATTGTCTAAAGCAAAAAGACCTAAACCTTCTATATTAGAAGTTTTAATGGTTAGATATTCGGGTAATGGTCTATAACTCATTATTTTTTACCTGTTGATCCGAACCCTCCAGTCCCTCTTTCGGTTTCAGACATTTGTAGAAAAACTTGAACTCGACAAATTATTTTTTATTAATAAAACAGTAAAAAGGTAACGTAATGATTTCACTCACTGATTCTAATTCAATCATAGCACCAAAATCATTACTTACTCTAGGTGCGATAACACCTTGTGCAACTCTCTCACCTTGTTCTATGATTTGTTCTTTATCACTAAGGTTAATCATAATAACTTTGATTTCACCACGATAACCACAATTATGTATTAAATAATTATTACAGAATAAATTAGAGTTATTGTTGACTGTTATGTCATAGGTTTCTTTTTTACCTATTTTTTCTATTTTTTGTATTTTACTTAATTTCATCATTTATAAATTGTTTTAGTGTTTCCACATCATAAAATATACGGTAATTTTTATATAAATTAAATGCCGATTCAGTCTTAATATCAACTAACTCTGTTCTAAAACCTTTCATTTCTACAATAAATTCTTTATTGTTAGTAAGTTTTATTAAAAAATCTGGTATATAATTATGATTTATATTGTTATAAACATAAGGTATTTTTATTCCGTGTTTGTTGGTCCAATGTTGGATGTTATCGTTATTATCTAACATAATCATAGTATCCAATTCCAGTGAGGACATGTGATAAAATTTTTCACCTATTTTATTGATGAAAACACCGTTATTGAATCTAATAGTTTTATACCAATTTAAATCTCCGTCAGCATGTTTTTTAGAAATAATTTCGGACATTTTTTCTTTAAAACTATCACTTTTTGTACATCTACCGTCAGATAATTTACTTTTAAGTGTTTCTATAACTTTTTTACGGTATGTATCATCGGACCATTTTTGTTTTGATGATTTGGATATTTTTTCCACTCTTTCAGGGCTTACAACCCATCTTTTAAACTCGTCTGTTTTATAATATTCCGTGAAACCAGTAAACTTACTAGGGTTTAGTATGTGATTATTTTTAGTTATTTCAGACATTTTTTGTTTGAACTCTGGTTTATTGTGTGATACTTTTCTAATATGTGACATTTTTTCTCTAAAATTGTCACTATTCCATTTCAAAGTCTCCCTTTGGGAAATTTCTTTTTTAAACCCTTCCGATGTTACTTGAGCGTTAGGAAATAAACCCAAATAATCCTTTTTAGATATTTTATGTGTGTGTTTTAAATGATCTTTAATACTACATTTTTTTTCCACTCCACATATTAAACATTTTACCATGATACTTAGTATTTAATACATAAATAGTATCGTGGTGATTAAAATGATAACAATAAATCGTCTTCATTTAAATTACAGGCTAGTTTATAACCATTATTAGTAAAAACTTCAGTATTTTCAGTAACCTCTAAGACACCGTCTTCTGTGTGTATTTTTAAAACTTCTTGTACTCCTGTGTTTAATATTTTTACTATAGTATCTTTTTCTATGGATTGTGTATTAACATTGAATGAGAAAATAATATCATCTATTCTAAGATCACCTATTTTTTTATCACCTTCTACTGTTTTAACAACCATGTCTTTAGAAAAACAATCTACTGTACCTAAAATAGCCATAAGGCCTGTTTTAAATGAATGACCACTACGAGGTCTAATTTGTAACTCGTAACCTGTCGGTAATTCAAAATATAATCCTGTTGGGATTAAGGTTCTTTCGAGAGGTTTTAAGGTTAGTTTACCACCAACCTCAGATAATTCAGCTCTTAAATCAAAACCTGAATCACCATCTTTTGCCCAAGTAGGATTCTCATTTTTAGATGTGTTAACAAATTTAATTGGTAATTTGAACGCATCTTTGTCGGCTTTAAATGAATTATTTTTACTATCTAAATCTTCCATTATTTTAATTAAATTATCTAATTCTTTTGCTTGGTCACCACTTATTACTCCTATGGACTTCAAGTGTTGTAATTCTTTAATGTATTCTTTAATATCGTTATTCATTTGAATTGTATTTTTTAATAATTTCAATTGTTAGTTTTATTTCATTTTCACAATACTCAACAACCTTATCAATTTCATTATTCCAATAATAATGAGAAATTTTATCACCCTCAATAGTTGACTCATTTTCTATACCTAATAGATTAGCAACCATAGTTAATGAACTGAAACTTTTGAAACCACCGAAAGTCCAAACATCCCTTGTATCTAGAGCTTTAATCTCCCAAGGTTTAGTTTCATGAGTTGGTAATAGTACTGGTGGTTTTAATCCGTTAATTAGATAACGTTTTCCTAAATAAGGGATGTCGAAATTTTTAATATTATGACCACATAATGTATATTTCTGTGATGCTTTATCTAATACAGCTCTAACTTTCAATAAAATGTCTTTTTCATCACCTCTAAAGGTTGATACTTTAACATTCCCCTCATTATCAAGGGCACCTAAACTCACACAGATAATTTTACCAAATTCTGGATAAATACCTGCACATTTTTCATATAGAAAATTAGAATCTATTCTACCGTTCTCTATCCCACTTTTATATTCAGGAAATCTGTCAGCAAAAGAAAACCTACTATCACTAAAAATTTTAGCAATAATAGGGTTCTTGGATTCTAAATCTGAAAATGATTTTTCTTGTGAAGCAGTTGCTATTTCAATAAACAACAACTTATTTAAGTCAAAATTTGATTCTTCTAATGTACTTGTTTTACTTATTTTTAACATTGTTATGCGTTTGCATTAGATGTAGTTACCTAAAATTATTAATTTCTTCTGTCAATTTTTTGACATTTTTTTCATTACTGGTCATGATTTGTTTATACCAAGAAGCTCTTGTTTTGGTTACAACATCGATATGATATTTTTTAACAACAGTATCATAAAGATTTTGACCCATTCTTTCAACCATATGTGGGTTTTTCTCTAAAAATTTAATGGCTTTAAACCAATCTTTATGATTCTTAGTTGAATCGACAAGGATTGCATTACCATTCTCATTTATTGTACCACCATACTCAATTACATTGACTAAATCAATAGTGTATGGTCCAAAGTTCTGTGCAATTAAGGCTTTCTTGTGGAAACCAGCCTCGATAACTTTAAGTTGGGATTTACACTTATTAAAGATATGGTCCTTAATTGGTGCCAACGAAATATCGAACATATTATAGTTTGAGGCGTATGTTGTAATCGGTTTAGTCCACACTCTTCTATAATTTTCGTTATTGTCTTTATATTCATTATCTTCATCCTGATTGTATTTCAACAAATGTTTTTTATATTCAGGACTGATAATTTTATAATTGTCGGTAAACATTTCTTCATAACGACACCAAACACTTTCTTGTGGTAAAATCTTTCTTGTTCTTTGTTCACCTGTTTGTGGGTTTGTTTCTGTGATATTACCTCTTAAGTCAAAACCACAAAGAACTAATTGTGAATCCTCACCTTGAGGTGAATGCATCCATTGATTCAAACCTTGTCTAACAAGTTCTAAGTCTCTTAAGTGGGAAGAACCACCTAACCAACCAATTCTCATTTTTTTATTACTGATAACTTCTTTCTTTTGGAACTGTTCTTCAGATGGGTCAATAGCGTTAGGAATTACAACAACATTTTTATTGAACTTAGATATTTCTTGAGCGAATATTTTAGTAGTCGTTGTTACATAATCAACAACCTTTAAATTGGCTTTAATTTTTTCATCAATTTTAGATTGTTTCAATAATGGGTATGCTGGGTGATCCATAGTAGGCATCCAATAATCATCTAAATCCATGATTGTGATAATACCCATACCTTTTAATTTATCAAAAATCTTTTTAGCATGTTCATCATAAACAGGTTGTAACTGACCATTTACAATGTCACTTACAGTTCTATGGAAATGTACAATATGGAATTGTTTTAAATAGTTATCATCATTCCAATGAACACCATCAGTACCTGCTGTTACTATATCAATGAAAAAATCATCAGGAAATAATTCATGTAATTTTAAGTGTGGGTCGACTGACCTAAATTTTGATACCCCACTTCTGTCTGAAGGTATTACTAAAACTTTAATTTGACTCATATTAATTCTTAAATTCTTATTATTATAAAATAAAAAACCCTCTACAAAAGTGAGGGTTTTTTAGTTTTTTGTAAAGGTTACATTATTTTTTTCCTTTAGGAGTACCTTTCTTGCCTTTACATCCACAACCTTTTTCCATTTTTCTTTTTTTTTAATTTAGATGTTATCCTTTTCTCTTTGGCATTGGCATTACGGTACCAGAAAAGATAGTGTTACCTGCCTTAAATTGAACATTTTCTTTAACCAAACGAGATTCAAAGTAGTGTTCGATAATTTTAGGGAGAGCCTTTGTTATTTCTGAAGCTATTAACTTTCTTAAATATTTTTCGTCAACATTAACTGGTTCAGATATTTGTTCTTGAATTACCCTCTTTTTTTGTGTTTGTGTTCTTCTTACGGGTTTTTCGTACATATCAATCTCATCTTCCTCACTGTAAGTTGAATGATTTTCTCTAACATCACCTCTTAATTCTCTAATAGCATCTTCATCTACATCCATTCCCATAAAATCTGGTTGTGGGATTGGGTTTTCTAACATTGCCTTTTGAATTGCTGGAGGTAATTTAGAACTTGTAACTCTTTGATTGTACATCTCAGAGCCGACATCTTTTTTAATTGATGTTACATTCTCCGATACCATCATGTTACCACCTGAATGTGCCATACCAGCTTCTTCTGCGGTAATTAATTTAGTACCATCGATTTGATCGTATAGACCTGCTGATTTCGATTTTTTGGGTGCCCCGTTATCAAACTTTTCAGCTGCCTTATCTATTTGTTTGGCCTTTTTTAATATTTCTAATAATTTTGGATCCATTAAAACCTTGCTTGTTTATATATTGTTATCATACTTCTATCACCTCTAGGGTTATATTTCGGTATATTTCTTACTCTGTCTGAAATTGGTGTTCTAAAAGGTAGTTCTCCAGTTTCATCCCAATCTAATATTCTATCCAATCTAAAAGTTTTCCATCCTGGTTGTTCAGTATCGGTAACACCTTTATATTGGTAGGCACGTAAAATTGGGTTGCCTGCAAGTGATAGTCCTAGTACATAGGGTTCAATAAATCTCTCCCCTGGTGCTTCAACCTCATCACCACCATAATTTATTCTAACACGGTTATGGTTTGTGATTGCTCTCTCCACTTCTGACCTGTAGGCAGCTTCTAAAATAATCTCATTTAGAAGAGAGTAAAGTTTCATTTTACCAATGTTGTTCAGGATAGTTTTTATTGTAGTAACCCATACCTGGTTTATATTTGTTACCAGATGAATAAACAAGTGTGTTTTTAGTCATGATATCAGTCTTAGTACCAACCTGATTATTCATTTCACCACGTCCATGTTCATCCATGTTACTTAAAGCGTTAAGGTGTTGAGCACCATATCTATCATTATCATTATCCTTATAATCATTAAGGACAGTTAATTTTAGACGTTCAACATCAGCTGTTTGCTTTAAACTAGGTAATTGGTTTAAAACACCACCTGGTCCCATATCCTGAACACTAGCGTTGTCAGTAAGAACTGGTGAAATTACTTGTCTGTGTGCCATAATTCTTTGTTTTTATCGAAAATGTTTATTAAGGATTCCATCATTCTCATTTCTTGGATTCCTCTATTATCATAAATATGCCTTGATGAAGAACTTATTTTACCATTTTTAACTTTAACATTGTCTGTTGAGATTCCGTCTTTAGTATGTGTCTTCATATATTGATTTTGCATACCCGTATTCTTCTTAGCCTCTTTAGGGTTTTTAATTGCCTCTCTAGCTTTATTTAAACTATCATTAACCCAAAATCTCATTTTAGAACCACCATTAAGAATAAATTCGGTATCTTGTTTCTTATCATCCATGTCTTTAACTCCAGCTGTTTTATGTGAATCAAAAAAGTTTTTAATTCTTTTTAATTCTTCATAACTAACTTTTGGTGTGTTGACTAGATTTCTAAGTCTTTGATAACCTTTTTGGTTTTTATCACCTTTGTAGGCATTTAAAGTTTTTTTGAGGTGATTTTGTAATTCCTCAGGTATGTTCCAAGTATATCCCTGTAAAGAACTATTTGCCATTATCTTAATTTTTTTAACATTTCTTGTTTATATTCGTTAGGAATATCTACAGTACCAATATTATTGATTAAGAAATTAAGAATAATTCCTTTTTGTTCTCCACTTGCTTGATTCTTCTCAATGATGTCAATTAAGTTTTTAACTTTTCTAACTAAAACAGGGTTTTCTTCAATAACGTCTATATTTGGAATTCCGTTTCTACGAATTTCACCGTCTGATTTAATCTTATTCAAAACATCTTTAGAGAAATTTTTAGAAACAATATCCTCAACATATTCCTCCATTTTAGCTTTTGATGCCTCTTTAATTCTTTCTTTAGTTACCTTATCAATCATTTTATCTCGATAAGAATCATTACCCTTTTTTTCGGGTATGTTATGAGAAGGATTATGTTTTAAAGTTTTCTTAGACTTTTCAACCTTTTTTCTCATTTTATCTCTATAACTTTCTTTTTCATCCTCCATATAATCACTAGTACTTTCATCATCACTAACTGTTCTAGCAATACCAGCCGCACGTGCTGGAAGTGGTACTAAACTGTACGGAAATTTTCTATATCCTTGTTGACGTGTACTTTGAACTGTGGAATTTTTTAATTGATCACCATCTTCAGGGTTGAACATGGGGTCCATAGTACTATTAGAGGCAGATTTGGCGTTATCAACACTTAATTTAACATTGTTACCACCAATTCTAACACCATCTTTATCTACAAATTCATTTATCCAATTAATCATGTTAAATTCTTTTCTTATAAATATCAAAGAATTTTCATTTATTTTATTGGTTTTCTTGAATTTCAGGAATTTCTTTAAAACGGTCTCTAATCATATACTCGGAAGAGATACCCTTACTTCTCCAAAATTCAACCTCACCATCACTCATAGTCATTAATTCTTCAAGTGTATCTTGGTCTTCAGGATTTGTTGGAATACCACCTACTAATTCTAATTCTTTTGAAGTGAAGAATTGTTTTAACTCAGGATTATCGATGATTAACGATTCTCTAACGTGGAGTGGGAATACAACCAATAAAGGTTCTACTTTCTTGTTGAAAGCTTCAATATATTTTGGAACATTATAGTCACCAGTTAAATCAGGATTCTTTTTAATTTGTTCTTCTGTGATTAAATAACAATTAAATTTAAGTTCTCCTTCAGGTGTTTTTTTAGTTTTACTAAAAGATATATCCGCATGTGATTTACGAGTACCATTATTAACGTAATATAAAGTGTCCCCTAAATTAACATGTACTTGGTCACGAATAATTAATTCCATGTGTGCTTGTCTAGGTAAATCTCTACCGTTTTTATCTAAACCTCTTTTAAGGTAAGACTCAACAGTTTTTTTAACCTTTGATTTGTTAGCAATATCAACTAATGGGATTTGTTTATTGTAAATTTTCTCTAAATACTCATAATAGAAATCAACAAATTCCTTACCCTTACCGTCTAAAAGTAATCTGATACCTTTAGCTAAGAACTTCTCAATATATTTTGGTATGGTTTTACCTTTGATTGTATTACCTGTTAATTTTACTTTACCACCTGGTTTTAAAATGGCGTAATTCTTTCTTGAAAAGTTTACAGTGGCCTCCATAATATCGTCGATATCAAGACCCATAGCCCCGAACATATATCTTTCATTATATTCAGCAACATCGGCATCAATACCTTCATAGACAACATCTTTCTTAACAAAACGATGTAATCCTTTACCTGTATATCTTCTAGTTTCAACATCATCAGGACAAGAGAAGTTAACACCGTCAGTATCTAATACTAATGGTTTGTAACCCCTATCCATAAAGAATTTAATCATCAAACGTAAATACTGACGACCTGTACAAGTAATTTGTTCACCAATATCAATATCACCCCAAGGGAAGATATAAGGAGCGGAAATAGAACCGAAGGCAGAGTTATTTAAAATCTTAATCGGTAATTGTTTTTTATCATACATTGAAGCCATTCTAGCATTACCTGCTGCATTAGCCTCATTCATTAAACCTTTATATTTGTTACGAGTATCAGATAGATATTTTAACATAGCTCGTAAAGCACCCGTGATATCACAATCAGGAAACACTTCATGAGTTAACTGAATCGATGGATAAAGTGATGCGTAGTCAAACTTAGCAACTTTTCTACTATAACCTAAGTTTAATAACCTCGATAAACCACCAACGAAATCACGTTTTGGTAACATGTCAGGGAGTGCTAGGTTATTTTCATAAGACCAAGCCATCATCAATAATTTCCACATTGTGGCCGTACCCATTGTGATTGAACGACCAAATGTTGTTGGTACCAAAGCCGCCGTTAAGAAACCGGCTTGTGTGTAGATATCATCAACTTGTTCGGTTTCTAACAAGTCATCCGTTAAGTATTCTGTAATTAAAAAACGACCATCAACAACTTCCCATCTATCCTCATAACCATCAATAACAACTATTTCACCTTTTTTATTTTCATGTGTTTTAGGTTCTGGTTTAATACCATCTAAATCATACCACTGTCCACTTGTTGGGTTATAGTTATAATTTTTATTTTCAACCCACATTCTACCCAATTGAGCACCATCTACATATACACGAGTAGGTCTTTCTACTTTTGCTTCTTTTGCAATATATTTCAAACCAGCTTCACGAATATTTGAGTTAAGAGCTTGCGCTTGTCTAACTCTGTGTAATGTATCTAAAATATTAGTGCCCCACATTACAGTTTGTTCATACTGTTCAAGTTCAGCACCTAATTTTAAACTTGCCTCTTTTCTTTTTAAATCAATTAATGGGTGTTTGGTTTTAGCTACCTTGGTAATATCCATTCCAAGAAGTCTTGCTCGACCTAGAATATAATACCAGTCAAAGTTCTCAGAGTTATATCCTGTAATAATTGAAACATTACGTTCATGGATAATATCAAAAAACTTTTTAATCATGTTACGTTCACACTCTTCTGAATGTTTCTTCCCATTCTCATCGTATGAATCAAGAATTGTACGGAAACCACGGTTATCTTTAATACCTATTAAGAAGATATGTCCTTCTTCTGGGTCTAAAGACGTGGTCTCAATATCGAATACTAATTTGTGAACTTCTGTATAATCCTCAAATCCTTTAAACAAACGTTTACCTGTTTGAATCATAAATTGTTCAATAGGTTGTACCATTTGAATTAAGTCTCTTCTTTTCCAAGGGTCTAATCCACCTCTTTTAAAGAAATTAACTAAATCACGATAAGTACCTGAACTTTTTACTATGAATTTAAAACCCTCTTCAAGACGTTCATTATCGTCAGTTCTAAGTTTCTCGGTGAAAATACCGTACTTCTTAGCCTCTTTACGCATTTTCTCTACGTCATCACCATAAAATCCACTACCTCTTAAAGATTTTGTCCATAAGAATGGTGTAAACTTTTGTGTTTTAATCATCTTACCCTTTTTAGGGTCGTCAATAATAGTATAAACTCGGTTGGATTCATCTACTGACCAATCGTCTGTTTGGTCAAGTTCTACAGCCACTATATATTTTTCGGAGTCGTGGCCTTCTAAGAACACCTTAATATCTTCAGGTGTTGCCTGTATAATTTTTTCTTTCTTACTCATATGTCTTTATCTTTTTTGGACAGGGTAAAGATTTAACCGTTCGTAATTTTATTTTAATCATAAATATTTATTATATATGAGTAAACGGTTAACAAAAAATGATTTTATATTAAAAGCTAAAGAAAAACATGGGGATAAATATGATTATTCTTTAGTGGTTTATAAAAACAATAAAGATAAGGTTGAAATCATTTGTCCCATTCATGGTGTTTTTAATCAAAGACCTAAAGATCATATGAGAGGTGATGGTTGCCCCAAACATAAAAATCAGGGTGATAAATTATCTCACAATAATGATATTTTCATAGAAAAGGCTAAAATAATTCATGGTGATAAATTCGAGTATGATTTAGTAGATTATAAAAATAATTACACTAAAGTTAAGATAAAGTGTAGGTTACATGGTATTTGGGAACAAAAACCATCTCACCATTTATATGGAAAGGGGTGTCCATCTTGCAATACGTCAAAAGGGGAATTAAAAATTCAAAATATTTTAAAAAATAAAAATATTAAATACTTAACGCAATATAGTTTTGTTGATTGTAAATATAAAAAACCTTTAAAATTTGATTTATATTTACCCGATTATAACACCTGTATAGAATATGATGGACAGCAACACTTTCAACCTATATTAAAATTTGGTGGTGATAAAAAATTAGAGTTGAATCAATTACGAGATAAAATTAAAGAAAATTATTGTATAGAAAATAATATTAATTTAATACGTGTTAAATATTGTGATAATATAGAAGAATTGTTTTCCAAAATACCCACTCGTTTTAAAAATTAGTAACTAAATAAAAATCGTAAAAAATTGGTGCGTTGTAAATATTAACAAACAATTTTAGCGTTAGTAAAACTGTCAAGTACATTCACATATAAATCTTCTCTGATTGGGATAATTAAAGAACATCCATCATCTAGAAAATCAATTCTAAACTCAGCTTTGAAAGAACCAGATTGATTTGTGTCTTTAACATCAAATTTGTAACCTAAATAATATTCACCATCTTCAGGACAAATCTCCTTATCAACAGGTAACAATAAACCTTGTTTATTGAATACTTTATAATTACCTTTTTCATCCATCATAGAGAATGTGATGGCAGCATTTTCTAATCTATCGTAAATTTTACGAAAATCAGCTCTACCATCATTAATTACCTTCAATTTGAGAAGGGGTAAATTTGAATTTTTTCTTATAAAGAAATTTTGTGCCATATCTAATAAATATTAATCACACGGTATAAAAATATACGGTGGTAATGGTCCACTTTTACATTGTCCACAAAGATTTGAATCAGGTTGGACTATTTGTGATCCTCCGAATGTATCGGGTCTACAATATCTTCTACAATCAACAAAGAAGTTATTTCTAATCTCTAGGACATTTAATGGTTTTTCATAAAATCTTAATTGTGATAATTCACCTTCAAAAGTACCTGCAAAATTTTCTTGTAATAATTGGTTTCTATCTGCCATATCAGGACCACCAAAAGTTTGACTTTCTGCTAAACCTTGTGTTCCACCACCCCAACTCATGTTAAATGGTACCCCAATTTGTTTATCACTCCACTCATTAAGAGCACGAAGTTGTAGACCAATGAAATCTTCTACTTTATACTTAACCAAACCATTAACCCAAAATCTTAAAGTCCCTGACGGTAAAGTATTTTTAATACCACTACCTGCTGTATAAGTTACAGCAATGTGATTCCAAGTATTACCTGTTGGCACCATATTAGGTTCTGAATAACCCTCTTCCATTGTAGTACCTGTAATTCTAAATTTATTGTTGAAACAGTTACCAGCAACAGTCATTTTTCTATAACCAATTCGGCCGTCATCGGTAATTCTAAACCCTAAAGCATTTTCAGATAATTGGTCACAATAATTTGATGTTTTACCTGTTGTTACACTACTTTGTGTATTTCCAGTACATCCACTACAACATGTATTACAACAACCAAAATCCCAACCAAAATCAGAAATGGCAAACCAATTTTGACCACCATCTATAATATTTGATTCGTATTCTGTTGAAGCAGTCCAAGATAATGGTATTCCCGTAGAAGTTTCTAAACCTGTTTCACCTGAAAACTCATTCCAAAATTTATTTTCAGCTCTTGTACCGATATAAAAGAAGAAGTTTTTATTATTAGGATAAACATCATTTAAAGTAGTACCTGTAATACAAACTGTATCCCCCGAAGTTTCACCCGTAATACATTGACAGTATTCATTATCCCATTTAATCCAAGTTTCCATGGACCAACCTACTGGAAAATCTGTTGGCATTACTTGCCAAGCGGTAGTTGCTGAAACGGCGGATAATGTATAACCACTATGTCCGCAATCATCAACCGTTAATATTTTTGTTGGTGCTGGTTTTTCGGTGTCTAATTTAAAGAATCCTTGATAGAATCCACCATCCAAACAAACTGTATTACCAACAGGACATCCTGCAGCACTTGTAGTACCTGAATGAAATACCCAAGGATAATAATATAATCCAGAACTTACTGTACATCCCGTTGTACAACCTGAAGTACTTCCTGAAGTACAACCTGTTAAATTATAAGTAATTGTATAACCAGTAACGGGATATAAAACTAATTTTGTATCGGCAGATGTGATAACTAAAGTTTCACCCGATAAACAATCAACCCTACCATTATCAACACCCGTTAACCCCCAATCATGTAATGTAAAACCTGAAGACGGGGTTATAGTCTTACCCGACCATTCAATTAATGAAGTTAAAGAAGTACCATCTAAAGTAGTACCACTTTTATTAATATCAAACCAAACAACCAAACCGTCAGATACAATATCATATTTACAAGAATCTTTACAGTTTGTGGCATAATTTAAACAATCACCAATCCTATCGGGAGTAAGATTGAAATCCCAATATTCGTTGTATACTAAATGTATACCGTCAAAGTTTTTAAAGTAGTAATTGTTGTTAATATCCATTAACTATAAATATTAGGATATTGCATTTGTTTGAAAATCCCAATAAGTTACAACTTTATTATTGGAATTGAATACGCCTCTACTCATTTATTATGTGTAATCATTACCCACAGTCCAATACATAGCAGAACCGTTATACGTGAAACTTAATATATCTATAGCGTTAGCTGTTGCTGTTAATGTTGGTGATCCACCCCCACCGTTTACCACTCTATGTGTTGATGCCGCACCATTTACGGTACCAAAAGTTAAAGTACGTGAACCGACAGCATCCTGTTGTACTATAATAGTACCATATTCACCATTTCTAACATTAGTTAAATTTAATGTTGTGTTACCCGTTAAAGTTGTTTGATAATTTGTTGAATTTCCTGATACATCCCAAGTAAATGTTGTTGTAGAAGGTTGTGGGTAGTAAGGATCAATTGTAGGTCCACTAGAACCACCACCAGTTGTACCAGTTACCACAAATCCGTTGGCGTCTAAACCTAAATTTATTACAGATGTTCCCGTACCTATGATACCTATGTTTAAATTAGGAACATAAGTTGTGTTTGAACTAACGTTTGTTAAGTTATCAACACCTAAGACTGTAATTTTTGTTTTATCATCACCTATTGTATTGTGACTACCACCGATAATATTAATAAAAGTATTACCACTGTTTATTGTATTACCAATACCGTTAATTATAGCATTAAAGTGTGTGTCATTAGTAATACCAATACCGTACGCGTATATCGTATTACCACTAGTGTTTAATAATAAATTACCTACGTGATTTGTTATACCCGCATCATTATTACCAACTATAGTGTCATATAATGAATTTATTAATGTGGATTGATAATTAACACTATCTATGAGGGAGTTCTCTGTGTTTATCATAACACCCCCATCACTAGTAGTTCCACCAGATATAACAATAGCAGCTGAATCAAACATCAACCAAGGACCTGTTGAATTTAGATTAAGGTCTGCAGAATTTATAATAAATGGATTGTTTATACCCACAAAATTAGATTGAGATACGGTAAATAGTTTTAAATCATTACTATTAGATGCATAAACCCCAGCACTGTTAAAACTAACAGATTCATCGGAACTTATAAAAGTATTGGGTTCCCCATCACCACCAAAGATAAATGAAAGTTGTGAGGAACTAACTGTATTGTTATTTGTATTTAATACTATAGATTTATAGGATTCAAAAATACTACTATCAGTACTACCTATAATTGTTGAATATGATGATGAGTTTGAAGTACCTGTAATACCACATCCCTTACTACCGATAATAGTTTCATGAACACCTATCTCAACAGGACCATGTATTGTATTATCCCTACCACCAATAATAGATGCGTATGTATGTTGGTTTACTGTATTACCAGAACCACCCATAATTGATGAGTAGTTGGAACCACTAATAATTGTGTTGTAAATACCATTTATAATAGTGGCCGCATTACTAGAATCTAAGTTATTATAACCACCGTTAATAATTGAAGAAGCTAATGACTGACTTAAATAATTACCTCTACCATTAGTGATTTCACTATAACTAGAGTTATATACCGTATTACCAGAACCAGAACCAATTAAATCATAAGTCGCTGTCGATAATGTATCAATTATCTTATTTTGTTTACCAGAGTTTATGACACTATGAGCAACAGCACTACCTAATTCATTTTGAAGTCCATTTACTATAGTACTATAACTACTAGCGCTAATAATATTACTATTACCATTTAATATTGTAATACTATTATTATCGCCTTGTACCATATTATTTAAAGTACCAGTACCTATTAAACAATATGTTCCACTAACAGCGTTACTTAAACCACCAAGAATAGTATTGTAAGTACCTTCAAGTGGTAGGTATATAGTGTTAGTGTTACCATTTAATATAGAATTATATTGTGTAAAACTACTAACTCTTTGAATTAAGTTATTCTGACCACCACCAATGAATGAATATCTACTGTTTATGATGTCGTTAGTTAATCCATTAACAATAGTAGAACCTTGTGATGTTGTTGATGTACCCGAAATTTCATTACCAGCACCACCTAAAATTACACTAAAATTCGAATATGTTGTGTTACTACCTGAAAGTGGAATAATATCACCTGTGTTTGAACCAAAAATATAAGGTCCAGTGTTACCTGTAAACGGATTAGACGTACTACCTGTTAAAAATGTAGATGCCGGATACCAAGTAACACGACCTGTTGCATCTAAACCACCTAAAATATATCCTGTTACATCAACAGTTGTTGTACCTGTTGATCCACTTTGTAAAATAGTTGGGGGTTCTACAATAAAAGATGAAGGTTCACCGATATTAACATAACCAGTGACACCGGCAATAACATATTGTGTACTAGCTGATGTACTACCTGTAAAATCTAATAAAGGTCCATTTATATGAATGTAACCTTGATTATCTATATAAGTTTGACCTGACAAAGAAATGGTTTCACCACTCCATTGTACTATTTGTCTATCTTCAAAATGGGGTCTAGTTAAAAATGGCATATTATATTACGAACATTCCTAAAGGTCTATATTGTAATGCTTTATTTAACATCTCAGCCTCAGTAGCCTTACGTGTTAACATAGCGTCAGGTCTCAATCTCTCTAACCTTTCATTAAGTCTTTCCATTAAAGCTGTTTTATCTTCTTTAGCTTCACTTAATAACGATTCGTAGTCCATTGTAACTTCAGCATCAGTAACACCAAGTGCACCACCGAATTTACCACGAACTCTACCTAGGGTTTCTTTACATAAAGCGGTAAAATAATCCCTTACCCATTGTTTTGATGGGCTATTTAATTCACTAAAATTAACAACATCGACAGGAACGTCTGAAGGTAATTTAACAATATCTTTATTTGCGTTTAAACATCTTTGTCTATCTTCATCAGAAGTTGTTTCATAGTACCAATACCAAACCTTACTACCTGTAACGTTTATACGTTGTCCACCAATACCACCACCAAATACTAATCTACTACCTGGAGTAGACATTAAGTGGAGTAATTTAGTTCCATTAGGACCGCCTGTAATTTTATATACAAGGTCCGAACTAATCATTCTTTGTTTTAAATTGTAATCAGCATTTCTTAACGCAATATCAAAGGCTGGGGCTAAATAAAAACCACCATAACCAAAACCACCTGCCGCAGCACCATAAGGTAGTTGACCTACACCGCCACCAAATCCGTAATCTCCGAATCCGTAGTTAGAATATAACGCGTAATCAATTGTTGGTGGTTGGAAGTATAACACTTCATTTATTTCTCTACCAGCTGGTATTGAATAAACTTGTTGTCCTGCTTGAATCGTAACGAAATCTTGTTTCAATTCCCAAGGACCTCTAGCTTGTAAACCAACGATTTTGGAATAGGCATAAGTGAAAGAATCTTCATATCCTAAACTTCTTGTTGTTAAAGCTTTTGCTAAATCAGTCGTATCTAAGTTAATACCATCTAAAGATGACCATTGGGTTTCAATTAACCAATCATTGATGTAGGATGAATGGTCTTCAATTGCAATCTCCAATAAAGTGCACATTTGTTCATCCTCCAACTCAATTTTTCTAAGTGGAGCTCCCAATCTATGTCTTACTTGACGAAATAATTTTTGTTTTTCTGCTTCTTCTATTTGTAGCGACATGTGGACTTTATTTGATAAATATCCACAACATAGGTTAATGATAAGTTAATATTACATTTTTAACTTCTTGATTGGACCCATTTTTACCAGTTCTTTAAATAAGTCCTCATCTATCGTTACTTCTGTATTAGTTTCACCCATAACAGTACTGATAATATCTCTTTTTCTTTGTAGAATATTAAAGATTTGGATATCAATCGTTAAATCATAAGATGAACCTTGGGTGTTAGAGTAGATTACGTGGTTAAAAGTAAAAATAAATTTTCTAAGGGTTTCTATTGGGTATATAAAAATGAATATGAATTATTTTTTAAAAATAGAACTAATTAAATCTTCAGATATATCAAGTTCTTCAAAATTTTCTCCTATAGCTTGTGATATTATACGTTTTTTCTTATCTAATACATTATATATCATCTCATCTATGGTACCAACGGCAATCGGATAGTAAACATTAACAATATGTTCAACCCCGATACGCCACGCACGATCCTCAGCTTGAGCATGGTTAGCAGGAACGAAATCTAAATCATTCATAATAACAATTTGTGCTGCAGTTAAAGTGATGGCAGAACCTGCTGAAATAAGATTACCAACAAAAACCATAACATTTGGGTTTTCTTGGAATTGGTCTATTGAATTTTGTTTTTGTTTCTCATTCATTCTACCGTTATGTCCAACAGCTAGTTTACCAAAATGTGACATTAAAGCATCAAATGAATGTGTGAAGTTGGTGAAGATAATTACTTTCTGACCGTTTTCAATTGCCTGTTCAGCTAATTCAATACTGTGTCTAACTTTTTCTTCTGCCAAATATTTTCTAAGAACTACTAATTCAACCATGTGTCGACCAGCACCTAAATTTTTACCCTCACTTTTAGCCCATTCAAGATACTCATCAAAAACTCTTTCATATTTACCCATATCGTCGAGTTCTATGTAGTAAGGTGATACAATTTTAGGTGGTAAATCTAAATGGTCTTCCTTCTTTCTTCTTAAGATTAAATTTTTAGTTCTTTTATGTAGTTCTTCCAAATTAGAAGCACCATCAGTAACCCAAATTATTCTTTCTTTGCCTAATTTAGTTTTCTTTCTAAATCTTTTAGCTGCACAATAACGGAAAGCGTAGAACTGCCAGTTGGCAGTTACTGGGGAATTACAAAGATGTAATAAATTGAAATAGTCCATTGGGCGGTTTGCTACAGGTGTTCCTGATAATAACCATCTCCTTGCAATAGATTCAGCAACCTCAAGTGCTATTTTACTTCTCGCTGCCTTTGGATTCTTAATATAATGGGCCTCATCTAATATTATAAGATTATACCCTTCATTAACTAAAAATCTTCTAATTTCGTGGTCTTCGTACTTTTTTCTTTTATCAATAATTGTATGAAACTTATTTAAGATATCATAATTTATGATAGTAAATCTTTTAGGGTTCCAATAACCAGACTTGATGATTGATATCTCGTCTTCATCAACGAAATTCATTATCTCCCTCTTCCAATTTATTTTAGCATTTGCAGGACAAACAATTAAAACTTTTTCAACCCCTGTTTCTAGAGCAGCAACAATAGATTGATATGTTTTACCAAGGCCCATATCGTCGGCTAAAATACATTGTGGTTTTTTAACCAAAAACTTTATCCCAGTCTCTTGGTGTTTAAAAGGTGTTCTACCTTTTTTATCTAAGGATTTATATACTTCAAAATCTATTTCTATGTCATCCAAATTTTCTTCGAACATATCCGTATGAATCTGCGTCTTTGGAATGTAGAATAAGATATCTTCTTTTTGATTTTTGTATAACTTTCCTTTAACATGGTAAGATTTATCGTTTTCAGCTAATATTTTAGAAACGAAAACTTTTTCAGGTATATTCTTTAATCCATGTTTTTCTTTAAGTTGTTCCCCAAGGAATGAGGCAATTTCAACAACTTTATTAATATCAATAGGTTCTTTGTCGACATTCTCCTCAACATACGATATTTGACTCGCAGTCAAAACAAAGAAACCCTCACTATCCAATTTTCTCTTCATTTTTTGGATGTGATCGTTCGTCCCTTGATAATTTCTAATCTTATCTAAGGTCGTTTTGTTCTTTAATTTAGCTAAATCTACCATATGACGAAATAAATATAAGCGTTGACTGTGGAAAATAAAGAAAATCGGTTTTTATCAAATATTTATTGATTATAAAGGTGTGCTATGGCAAAGAAAAGATTTCCAATAAATAGAATGGGCGTTTATAAGATAACAAATCTTATAAACGGTAAAATATATATTGGTTCTTCTTTTGATATGGGAAAAAGATGGAACAGACATTTGAATGAATTAAAAAGTAATAAACATCATTCACAAAAACTACAAAGAGCTTTTAACAAATATGGTGTTAATAATTTTATTTTTGAAGAACTTGAATTGTGTGGGAAAGAAAATTTAAATGAGGTAGAACAATTTTGGTTGGACAAATTCGATTCCTATAATCAAGGGTATAACTGTTCACCTAACGTTAAGAAACCAATGTTAGGTAAGAACCATTCTAATGAAACTAAAAAAATAATGAGTTCTAAACGTTTGGGGAAGATTCTAAGCGAGGAGACGAGAGAAAAATTAAGTTTATCGAATAAAGGTAAGAAATATGATATATACACCGAAGAAAGGAATAATAAAATTAGTGAATCTTTAAAAGGAAGACAAAGTCCTATTTTAGGGAAAAAAAGATCACAACAATTTAAAGAAAAACATTATAAAAAAATAAAACAATTTACTAAAGATGGTGTATACATAAAAACATGGGATAGTATTTCAGAATGTGCCAATCATCTATCAATGGATAGTAGTAGTATTACTAAAGTCTGTAGAGGTAAATTAAAATCATCTAATAATTTTAAATTTTCTTATGTCTAAAAAAAGGTGGCCAATAAACCGTATGGGCAAGTTTTACGACGAGATTGATTTTGGTCTCGAAAATGAAATGGCCCGTGAATATCTTGAAGGTGATTTAAACATTGTTGTTGTTTTATTTCAAGTTGATAGAAAAGAAACACAAAGTGATGATGTTTATAATGAGGCTAGTGCCCATGAAATTAAATTTAGAGCACCTAAAGAACTTAGAGTTAAGTTAGTTTTAGATGGTGCTGAAAATAAAGCATACTCTGAAGGTATGAATAGATATATGGATTATGGCCAACTAAACTTCCATATATTCCAAGAGCAATTGGATGAACTTAATTGTGACATCAACTATGGTGATTACATTGGGTTCGCTGATAGAGAAGATAATATAAAATATTTCACTGTAACCAACGACGGTAAGATATATTCAGATAATGCACATACAAGAGTTGGTTATAAAGGTTATTATAGAAGTATTACTTGTGTAACCGCAGATGCTAATGAATTCAATCCCCAATATTAAGAATGGAAGTGGTTAAAATTTATATATTATTAGATGAAAACCAACAAATTAGGTACGTTGGTAAAACAAATCAATCTTTAGATAAGAGATTGATTCAACATATATTTGAAGGTAGAAATAATAATAAAACAAAAAAAGAAAGGTGGATTAATAGTTTATTAAAAAAAGAAAAAACACCGACGATAGATTTAATTGATGAGGTGTATATCGATGAGTGGTCTTTTTGGGAAAAATATTGGATTTCACAAATTAAATCTTGGGGTTTTAACTTGACCAATGGTACTGATGGTGGTGATGAAGGTGGGTATATGTTAGGATATAATCACACAGTTGAAACTAAGAAAAAAATGTCAGAAACAAAAAAAGGTAAAATACCATATAATATTGATTTAATAAATGAATATACATCTAAAAAGAAAAAAGAAGTCATATCAATTAACGATAATAATCAAATTATCGGTAGATATGCCTCTTTAAATGAAGCCGTAAAAAATAATCAGGGATTATCGATTCATAGAGCTATTAAAAATAAACTAAAAGCTGGTGGTTATTTTTGGTTGTATTCTGAAAGTTATAATAAAAAAGAATTTCAAAATATTATAAATAATTATAATAGTAAAATCAAAAAACAAGAACCAAAAAAAGTAATACAAAAAGATTTAGAAGGTAACATAATTAAAATATGGCCTTCTATAAAGGAAATCCAAAAAATTGGAATAAATGTAACCTCTGTCTTATATAATAAAAGAAAAACAGCACGTGGTTATAAATGGGAATTTTTATCTAACTACTAATGAGTTTACCTAAAAAATTTAAAAAGGATTTGGATATTAAAATGGTAGATCCTCAGGGTGGTCCAAAAAAGTATATTGACGACTATATGGACAAAAACAAAACCAATCTACCTAGAGGGGTAAACCATGCTGATTTAGATAAGGGTTTTGTTGAATGGGTAAATAGTGAATTAGAAATCGTAGTTGAGGGACAAAAAGTTCCTGTTACATTTTTAACAGCTCAAAGATGGTCAGAATTTACTAAGACTTGGCAATCTTCTGATAAATACAAAAACATTAAAATACCTTTTATATCTGTTGTTAGAAAACCTGATGCACAACCAGGTACAAATCCCGCCGATTTTAAAATACCTGTAAGGAAAACATTCCCTTATATGACAATGCCTGTTTGGGATGGTAATAAGAAGGGGGCTGACGTTTATATGATACCACAACCTGTTGGTGTGGATATGACTTATAATATTAGGTTTTTCACATTCAAGATGAACGAACTTAATAAGTTAAACGAAAAAATATTAACAACTTTTGCTTCAGCACAAGCTTATGTGAATATTAAAGGACACTTCTTTCCTATATATTTAGAGAATATTGGGGACGAGTCTACAATAGATGATATTGAAGGTAAAAGATATTATGTACAAACATACGAACTTAGAATGTCGGCATATATTTTAAATGAGGATGAGTTTGAGGTTAAACCGGCAGTAGAAAGAGCTATTATGTCTTATGAAGTTGAATCCAAAAGACCTAAGGCTGTTGCTAAGTTTATTAAAGATGAAACTGAACATGATAAAACAATTAACTGTATTGTACAATTTTTACCAGGTTCACCAACGAGTTTATCGTTTCAATCTGATACAGTTGCAAACTTTGTTTCTTTAGATATTAGTAATATCACAGCCGTAACAATAAGAGTTAACGGTAATATTGTTTCTTTACCATTTTCTTTAAATGAAAATGACATGTTAAGTATAAGTATAGTTAGAACTGATTCAACTCAACTATCTGAAATAATATTAAGAGGAACAGTACCATTATAATGAGTAGTAGTAATTTTTGTGGAAATAGCGACATAACCAAAATTTTTATCGTAGAAAGTACTGACAATAATTTTACTGGTGGTACAATCGATGGGAATTTAGTTGTTAATGGTGATATCATTAACTGTAGTATTGGTGCAACTATTTACACCGAAAATATTATTGCCTGTGATACGGGAGTTACAATAAACAATGCAATTACGATTCATCCAACGGATATCGTACCAACTACCGATAACTTAATAAACTTTGGCTCCTCTATAAGAAGATTTAGGGACATTAATACAGTTAGTGGTACATCTACAGTATGGGAATCTACAGGTATCATTTATACCCCTATTTTAAACTTAGGCCAAGATTTAAGTGGTAATACTAGAGAAATAACAGCAGAAAATTCAATAATTCAAGATGATATCTTAAATGGTGGATCTTATTAATAAAAAAGTAAATATTTATATAAAAAAATAAAACATGGCAACAAGAAGGGCGATATATAAACTGAAGAGTAACCAAACCAATAATGGTGCATTACCTACAAGTGGTGTACAAATGGGTGAACCTTTGGTTAACTTATATAATGGTATTGTATTCTTTTCAGGTACAACAGGTGGTAACTTCACTCAAAGTGGTTTAAATGCTACCTACTTTGAAGTTGGTTCTAACCTTTACAACTTAAAAATTAGAAACCAAATAACCGCTTATAGTGGTGTCACTGGTGCTGGTTTAGTTGATAAATTTTTACGTGGTACATCCACAGGTTTCGTACTTGATGATATTTCTAATATTGCTGGTATTGATAGTTACGTAACTGGAGCTACATGGTCACCGAATACTTTAACATTAACATTAAACAATGGTAAACCTTCTGTCCCTGTAACTATTAATTCATTTAATAATTTAACATTATACGGTACAACAACTGTCAATGGTAATTTAACTGTAACAGGTACAACCACATTAAACGGACCTTCCTATTATAATAGTACCGCTACCGCATCAAATGAAATTGTTAATTACGGTACGTTAACTGCATATACCGAATCTAATGATACATACGTAACGGGTGGTACTGTTTCTGTGCCAGCTACAAGTAATAGTAAATCTGTCACAATAGGTTTAACTTATAAAAATAGTGACGGTATTCCACGTACCATAACGGCTGAAAATACCTTTACAACAGGTGGTACTTACAGTAACTCAACTAAGTTAATAACTTTAACTAGAAACGATGCTGTACAATATACTGTAGATTTATCAGCTATTGATGTTAATGATACCTATGTAACGGGTGGTACAAACACATCCTCTACTAACAACACTAACAGTGCTAGTATAGGTTTAAAATATAATCAAGATATACCTGATGGTACATATTCATTACCTTATACTGACACTTATGTTACAGGTGGTACTTACAATGCGGGTACTATTACTTTCACTAAGAATGACTCAACAACATTTAATGTAACAGGTTTATTAAGTAATGATACCTACGTAACAGGTTTTACATATAACGCAACTAACAACGCTTTAACGATATCACAAAATCAAGGACAACCTGATTTAGTTGCTTATATTAATACATTATCTGGATTAACAGTATCTAATTTAACAGCCGGTCAAGTTGTTTACGTGGGTTCTGATGGTAAATTAAAAACAGATTCTACAGGTGAATTTGCATACAATGATTCTACAAATGTATTAACATTAGGTACAACAAGTGGTAATTTAGTTGTTAATAATGGAATATCTGACGGACCTGCAACTTTTGGTCAAGGCGGTGTAACTATCGGTTCGGGTGGTTCACATTCAACATCAGGTATTGGTGATTTGATTGTACACGGTAATTTCATCGTATTCGGTACAGGTACTACTGTGGCAACTAATGAACTTTATGTTGAAGACCCACAAATCACATTAAACTACAACCCAACAAGTGATACATCTCTTACTTCAGTAGCTTCAGGTATTAGAATACAGAATGGTGCTGGTATATTATCAGGTGTAACTTCAGGTGATACCTACTTCACCATAGCTCGTATGGATACTTTAACAGGTATCGATCCGGGTAACGTACCAAGTGTGGTTGAATACACGGGTTCAGTTGGTTATACTAATAGAGGTTGGTTAACTCAATTGAATGATATTGTTATTAGGAATAATAACTTAAACAATGGAGCACCAAATGGTGTCAGGGTTCTAGCTGAATTCGACATACTCGATGGGGGGCAATACTGACGTTGTCCGTGGAATTTATTAACTTTTAAGGGTTACAGTATATTTATAAGCCGAGTAGTCAAATCTACTCGGTTTTTTTATGGATAAAGGATATAAAAAATCGAAATGGATGTATAAAGAAGATTATTTAAAACTATTAGATGGTGGTACTTACTAAATAAAAAAACCCTCAGTTATTCTGAGGGTTTTTTATTATCATTAATTCCGAATTTACTACGATACCAAGCTCTTTCATGGAAATAGTATAAAACCATTTTTGTTAGAACTTCAACACCACCTATTTTTACCCCTGTCATTGGGTTTCCAGTGATAATCCAACCCAAAACCATTGTATCTATGGTTCCGACAATTCTCCAAGTTATTGTTTTAGCTAAGTGCCTTTTTCGACTTACTGTACTCATTCAAATACTTCACTATGTCTTCTTGTAATACTGTATCGACAACATCCCTCCAATCGTCACTACCTTTCGATATACAGTCTCTAATAAAAGTAGCGGAAATATTTTCAATGTCTTTTGGTGGTTCGTATTCGTTAATTTCATAACCAACACCCCTACCATAGTTCACACTTTCAATATCTGGGATAATCATAACTTCAATATCATGACCTTTCCACATATGATATTTCCTAATCATGTCGACAGTTTGTTCTGTTGTGAAGGGGTTTTTATCTTCTGGTGCTATATCCCTAACCATAATTAAAACAGGAATACCTTTATTTAATTTTTGTTCAATCAACCTAATATGACCATAGTGGTATGGTTGATATCTACCAATAAAGACGGCTTTTTGTTTACCATTATTTTTCACATTAGGATTACCGTAATTCGTATAACCCCAACCTTTGTCTATTGGTTTATGTAGATTTTTACTGCTATCATATAACCAACCAATTACCCTTTTATGTGAGTGAGGATATATCATATAATTTACTATAGTTTGTACACATTGTTCGACAGTTAAAACTGTGGTATCCAAAACTATATGTGGGTTTTTAGGTTCTTCATAAGGTGAATCAATACCTGTAAAATTTTTTATCTCACCCTTTCTAGCTTTTTTATACAAACCCTTTGGGTCTCTTCTTTCACAAACCTCAAGTGGTGTCTTCACATACACTTGGATGAAATTATCTTCACCTATAATACTATTTGCAATATTTCTATCCTCCTCAAAGGGGGAAATAAATGATGTAACTGTAATCATACCTGTATCTGAAAATAGTTTAGCCACTTCAGCAATTCTTCTAATGTTTTCTTTTCGATCTTCACTAGAAAACCCAAGGTCTTTATTTAACCCCATTCTAATATTATCACCATCCAATGGTTTAACACTATGTGCATGTTCTAATAGGAATTTTTCCAATGCTGCCGCAATTGTAGATTTTCCTGATCCTGATAACCCTGTCAACCAAATTACAGGTCTAGGGGTGTTTTTACTGTATTCGTATTTGTGTAAATTTTTTTCCATTTTTATTCATACTAACCACCATAAATCTAAAGCACTTTTAAGATAAAGTAACTATTTATATAGTGAGTATATACTCATTTTTACATAAAACCTAAATAGGTATTTTAAATAGTCATAAATATGACAGGTATTACTAGACAGAATATATTTAAACTGAAGCGCTCTAACGTTTCAGGAAAGATGCCAACAACATCAGATTTGTTGGTTGGTGAATTAGCGGTTAACACACAAGATGGTTTCTTATACTCATCTATCGCTAATACTGGTGGTACTAATACTATTGAGGTTAGACAAATCGGTTGGGACAGACTCTCTACAATTTCAGGCGGAACAATTAATGGTGATGTAATCGTTAACGGTTCTTTATCGGCAACAACTTATTTAGGATTACCTTTAGATGTGTATGTTACAGGTGGGACCTATTCAAATGGAACTTTAACTCTTAACAGACAAAATGGTTCTACGAGTGTTAGTAATTTCTTTACAGGTTTTACACTTAGTGACGGAACAAACACACAATCAATAAGTAATGGTGATGTGTTATTGGTTTCAGTTGGTAGTGGTTTAACTAGTACAGTAAGTGCAACAGATAGGGTAACGATAAATCTTAATATTACAGGTACTACGGCCGAAGCCTCACCAGCAAATGGGGATAAGTTATTAATTTTCGATGCTTCAAGTGGTACACATAGAAATATTGATTGGAGTCAATTACAAACTGCAGTAACTTTAAAAGTAACCAA